GAGATGATATTCGAAAGATTGGTATGTCTAAATACATAATTACGGATCCAGATATGTTAATTAATCCAAATCTCCCAGACAATTTTATAGAGATTCTTTGTAATTTGTCAGAAAAGTATCGGGCAAATAAAGTAGGATTTGCATTGGATATTTCAACAGATATACGTAAAGATGTACTATATGGCGGAAAAACTATACAATCGTGGGAATCCCAATTTTGGTCTAAAAAAATTCTAGATGATACATTTAATCTATACGATGCTCCAATTGATACTACTTTCTGTCTTATAAACCACAACTATCCGTCGACTAATATAAGGATAGCAGGTGATTTTACAGCTGTTCATAGACCTTGGCTAACCTACTGGAAATCTGAATTACCAATAGATGAACTGGAGTTTTATAAAAAAACAACTAAGTGCTCGAGTTGGATTAATTAACGAATACTTATACAGGCGAATGTCCATATACATTCCGACGTAAAAAAAGCCCCAAGACTACCAACTGGTAATCCTGGGGCTTTCTTGTATTTTTATTTGTAATTTATGTACTCTGCTACACCGTTTAGGCGGTGGGCTTCACGAAGTGCGCCTTCAGGTAGCTCTGGAGGTTCAGGTAGGTCACCGCATCCTTGTCCGTCACCTTCAGCAGCTTCGACAGCACACCATCCGCAATAATGCGACGCTTGTTCGCGGGATCAAAGCACGAGTGGCTCTTGACGTACTGCGACACAAAACGCGTCACATCCGTCTGGGAGCGCTGGGAACCCGCAGGGATCGCCATAAACGCACACAGCTCCGCCGACAGAGGGCGAGGCTTCAGGAACGCGTTGTTGGCACGACGAGCCTCCCACGCGGTCTTCTCCTCGGGCGTCATCGTCGCGGGATCCTTCTTGACGCGACGCTTCTTGCGGGCATCCTTCACCTCACGAGCAGCCGACTTTGCCGCCAGCAGTGCATCCTTGATCAGCTCCTTCAGCTCCGTAGACACACGGCTCTGTACCTCACGCAGGCGATCCACAACCGCCGTGAAAGAGGGAGCAGCCGGGGCATCACCCGCAGCCACAACCACCGCCGCCTCCGCAGCAGCCACAACGGGCACGGTCACCTCCGTCTTGGCGGCAGGTGCCTTGCGAGCAGCCTTGGCGGCAGGAGCCGCCGTAGCCGCAGACACAGCGGGCGTGGCAAGCACGGCAGGTGCGGCAGTCGCAGTCGCAGCCGCGGCGACAGTCTTCTTGGCAGGGGTGGACTTCTTAACGGTCTTGGTCTCGGTCATCTTGTTTGATACAGAGTGAGAAGCAGTAGAGGACATTTCTAACGCGGTTATATATACTTCACCTCGGGTACCCGTAAATAGGTCACAAGTTACGAAACCGATTTCATATATGCCGACATCACAAAAAAACAGAATTCGGAAGGATCCTTGATATCATTCAAACAAGCAAGTATCAAACTCGCTACATCTTTGCTCAAATGTATCACGCTGCTATAGGAAGATGCTGTCATTTGAATTGAGCGACACCATATATGAAACTTTGCTCTCTTTGCCATCAAAACGTAGGGATCCTTTGTTCCTATTTTTTCATACATCCACGCCCGTGTACTTTCAACCAGACATCCCAACATTGATCTCAATTCAGAAAACCGCATCGCTACAAAATGTTGGTGATGTATCGCGTCCTTATATCCGTATTCGTGAAGGACTTGTGTTGCTCGCATCCAACGTAGGTCACGTAAGGCTTCCAGTGTTAATAGTGGAGGCGATGTTGAATGTGTAAGTGCCAATCCTCGTTTTTTTCGTACAAAATATAGATTACGAAGACGACTAATGTCTTCTGTTGATAATTCATTACGTGTGAAGGGGTTGCGTATTTGGGGGGAAGTAAGTGACCAATCCATCATACTTTTCTGATCAAACCACCATACTTTCCCATCAGTTTCTACTACTGAAAAGTAGTCGAGTGGAGACAGTTCTGTTTTTGTATCGCCTGTGACAACTTCATCGTCATTGTGACAAAGAGAACGTACCATATGTCCTCTCCACAACGCCTGGACTCTTCTGAGACCCTTATCAATGGATGGATTTTCGGTAAGCCAATGTCGAACAACTTTTGATCGAATGTGTGTACCGCAAAACAGAAACATTTTTATAGATTGGTTGGTACATCGTTCATTTGAGGACTTGTTTTTACAAGAAAAGCATTGCATACTGTTATACTAGACTAGAATCGGATTTTGTGCGACAAAAACGGATCAGGTCACCCCGGAGCCCTACAAATAGCACAACAGCAGAAATGGCAGCCCCCGCAGTAATTAACGTGACCAAGATCAATGCTTCCGATGTCCAGTTTGCCGAGCCTCGGCGTAACAAGAATGGCGGAGTCTCTATTGGGTTCAAGTACAACAGTCAGAATGTTCAGTTTCGCATCCCACAGGTCACCTTCCCAGGCGGTCTGAATGTAAAGGAGAATCCGAACAAGGACGGTTCAGTCACGGTATCGTACACGATGGCAGCTTCAATGAACGGTGGCGATCCTTACGGCGTTGAGCACTCGAAGGAGACTACGGACACGGCAAAGCTGTACAACTTTATGCTCGATCTTCAAGAGCGTGTGATTCGTACTGCTGTTGACCGTTCTGCTTCGTGGTTTGGCAAGAAGCGTTCGGAGGATTCGATTCGCGACAGCTTCAACAAGTTTGTCAGTTGCAGTGTCGACAAGACGGAGAATGGGTGGGTACCTAATGGCAAGTACCCGCCTTCGCTCCGGATGAAGCTTCCGGTGTATGATGGCAAGATCGCAATGGAGATGATCGATTCTGAGGACAATGACATTGTACTCACAACGGACACGCTTTCCACAGTGTTCTCGAAGGGGACGTCTGCGAAGCTTGTACTACAAGCACAGATCTATATGGTTGGTCAGTCGTTTGGTGTAACGTGGAAGCCAACTTATGGTCAGGTGTTTCAGCGGAAGAAGCAGAGTGCTCGCGACTTCTTCAAGCGTGACGAGGATGACGCAGAGGTGGATGTAGATGCAGAGGGCGATGGTGAGGCAGCGGATGCGGCGGATGCAGCAGAGGCGGCAGAGGCAACTCAGCCTCCTGCCCCAAATACAGCAGCAGCAGGTGGTGCGGGTTCAGGTGAGCCAGAGGTATCTAAGCCCGCTCGTCGTCGCAAGGTGGCGTAAATTTGAGTATCGCTCGGAGGCGTATATATAACACCATCATCATCTAAAAAAACAGAAGAATAAATATCAAAACTAGGATCGCGTTTCCCTACAAGGCATCCTTTTTGCCTGATACCTAAACATCTGGTACAAATCTCTGGGATTTGGACACCTTCAATAATACGTTGAGGAGTCACCAACAACAACCGTGTTCTCACGGATAATTTTTCAATGGTTGTCCAACCCCATTTCATACAATCTTCATACGCTGTTTGTGTCATCAAAGACCATACAGTCTTATTCTCACAAACCCAATCTTCTTGTAAAAGTGTACTGAACGGTGTATCGCGAAACCATAACGCGGTATGTTCTTCTCCCTGGTGTTCGGCAAGTCCTACACGCTTTGAGTTTTCATCATATAACCAAAAAACAGAAACGTCCGGGGAACTATGTGTCTCATCAAGATTGCCGCGAAATACAAGACGACCATCGTAATTAAACTCTTCTACGTCTGTGTTTAGATCCACTTCGGATACGTCTTCGGATACCGGATATACTTTTCCGGATTGTCTTACCCCGAACATTGTGTGATGATCTCACTCTATTCTTCTGCGTTTTACGACGACCCGCACCATATACACGACTCATTAAATGAACCATTCCATCTCTTTTAGATTTTTGAGCAATGATATCTCTGTATATTTGTAAAAATTCCGCCTCATTTGCCGTTCGTAAATCGTCCCTGTCTCTCAGATATGAAAGAAATATCAAACTCCACATCATACAAAACCCTAGTTCTCCTTCTCCTTCCTGAATATCAATAGCCTTGGGAACAACCGAAACAGCAGCTGATTCTCTTAAATTGAGAGAAGGGTGGGGATTGAAATCAAAGTCATAATATACCGTCATAAAGTACAGACCAATCGCTTTCTTCCACTCTAATGACCCCCCAAAGTGTACTTTGGATGTATCATATGTCTCAAACAAAAATAGCTGTATTGTAGCTTCTACGCCAGCACCCGGTACACATCGCATAAGAAACGTGATCTCGTGAGATAATTTTGGGTTTATCAGAATATTCGCAGTTCCAAGAACAGGTGTCCCAGACTTAATGGCATAAATAATCAACCGCTTTTCAAGGGGTAGTGGGTCGTTCATAACCATCCACTCTGGTCTAGGTAGAAGCTGCTGAACAAACAGACGACGAAAGTACATATAATTTAGAGGCACTTTCTCGTGACGGTACAAAGTCTGATCTACCATCTCATCTGTTGGGAACTGTTCTCTACATGTACCTCGCGTGGGCAATTGTGCTTCTGTTCTAGGCGGAAGAAGTCTTCTTCTTGGCGATTCTGCACCGTAATATGCTTCGAGGTAGTCATAAATTGTTAATGCCCTAGCAGCTGCCATTATCTTATGTAAACGAAACGGTTACATTGACGCTATGACGTTTGAGGCTCTTTGTAGCTGAATGTGAAAGTTCGTGACGCTTCTTTCGTGTACCGGTACTCTTATCTTCCTTTCCTGTTGAAGCTCCCATACGTGACTCCATATCTGCGTGAATTTCATCACGATGTTCCAAAATATAATCAAGAATACCATCTTCCATCACCCACGCAAAGAAATTTAGCTGTCCAACAGTTGTAGACATCCCGTGAAAATCAATACGATTCCATCGGCAGAATGGATCAAACATCTTTTTGGAATACGCCTTCAAATGTGACTTGTAAAGCAGATAAATGATGACGTGCTTTCCGCTTTTGGAAATATATGAAATATTGTTCATCTTGGCATAGTTTGTAACAAACCAGTCGAGTATACGCAAGGAAACCGTCGTCTTACCTTCCAAAACCGCCCGCAAAACTTCAAGACGGTTATCAATCGCATAAAATCCTTCTAGTCTGTGAAGAACCCACTGTTCTTGTGTTCGAATTTCTGTTAAAGCGGGAGTACTCATTTTATGTAAATCGGATTGTAGTACGAAAGTGTTTGAGCATCTATCACAAATGGAGATCTTTCATCTTCCTCTGAACACAACGCATCTTCGCCATCAACTGAAATGGCTTTCCTATCTTCGCAAGATGTCTTTTCGTCAATATGCCTCTGAAGTCTATCAAATCCTTGATGATCCCGCTATGGCAAAAATGTGGAGACGCCGACGTATTGTGAGCCGTCTTCTTGAAAAGTATGGCGTAAACGACCAGCGTTCACAAACCTGGCATCTTAAACGTGGTGAAATGATTACTGCTTCGGAAGTCACAAAAACTTTCAAGACCGCAACACCCTCTGCTCGTCGTGAAATTATGTTGCGGAAAATTGAAGGACCAAAACCGGGCGAAGGTGGAAGTATGGGTGCTGCGTGTGCGTGGGGAACCCAATTCGAACCCGTCGCAAAAGATTTGTACTGTCGTATGAACGGAGGTGGGACAATTGTGGATACTTCCTGCGTTGTTCATCCCACCTATCCATTCCTGGGAGCATCACCCGACGGTATTTATATGCCTATCGATCAGAAAGATCCTCGTTGGGGCAAGCTGATTGAATTCAAGTGTCCAATTAGCCGCAAATTTGATGAAAAGACTCCTATTCCCGATGCGTATTACCACCAAATGCAGATGCAGATGGAATGTACAGATATTGACGAATGTGATTATGTGGAGATGCGGTTTGCTACCTTCACAAAAACAGAGTGGGAAAAGCAAGACGTTCCTTTTAAAGGTCGATTTGCTGTCTTTGACAACGGCTTCGTTGACTATGATACGGAAGATTGTAAATACTGGAAGAACCGTCTTTCTGAACAAGGCGATGAATATCGCGTTGTTTATTGGATCCTCGCAAATTGGCGTTGTTCAACCGTCTCGCGTGACTTTAACTGGCTTCCGAGTCATCTTGAAGAGTTTACAAGCTTTTGGTCAGAAGTTCAGAATCATAAGCTGAATGGTACAGTTCCGGTAAAGGAAGAAAAGGTTATAACGCTGTGTGACCATCCCACAGATTCACACGATGTCCCGTATTCGAGCCCCTTGCCGGCTTCCGAGAATCAGGAGGCGCCGAATGATTCGTCTGCTGTGTGTAAGACGAACCCGACAACGCTGTCGTTCTCTCTTGGCTAGAACGTTCCAAGAACTCTGGAACACCAAATCGCTCACGTTTTGATAGTACATACACTAAAAACACAGCCGCAAGTCCAAGGATACCCCACACAACTACGTCGGACTTCATTATGTATGTCGTGAGAAACGGATTACAAGGGAACTTCTGGTAGAAGATAATAAGAATGGATGTTCTCAAACTTATGCTTAAACAGCGTGGAATGAACGTCGAGTTAACACAGGCGATTGTAGAGCCTGCTTATCAAGGTGAGATTGTAAAGATCGATAAAGCAGTTGTTTATACATCGGGGAGGGCTCGTATTGGCGAGAAAGATATTTCAAAAATCATTTCAATGACAGAGAAGAACGGAGGTACTCTTTCGATTGTTATTGTACCCATCCCACCATCTTCCACTATTTTAGCAACCGTTCGGCAAGAAAGCAAACGTATTCAGATCTTTCATACAGGTCAACTCCAGTTTGATATCTTTACGCATCGCAAGGTACCGCCTCATCGTATTCTGAACGAAGAAGAACGCAAGAAGCTACAAGACACCTATCATATCGAGTTTCCAGCGACCCAGATGCCTCTGATTGATTCCCAAGATGCCGCTGCCAAATGGGTAGGAGCAGTACCCGGCGATATCTTGGAGATTCTTCGAAAGAGTGATACCGCAGGAACCACACCCTACTATCGGTATTGTGTCGCAGACACCTCGCTTTAATCTTGGCACTTCATAATGGATAACTTCAACAAACTGCTGGATCAGTATAAGACACAGTACCTCACTTTTTTGAATAGTGGCGATGATTCTGCAAAAGCCGCATATCAGAAAGCATATGAAGCGATTGAATCACTACTCTCTGAAAAACAACAGGCTGTTCTTTCTGAAAAACGCAATCTT